TGAAATAGACGAGGGTAACTTTCGGCGCGGACGTACGCGGTTTCAAGCGAATTTAGCGGCGCATGGCTACAAATCGGGCGACAGAGAGAGGTTGGCCAGCCGGCGACTCTTGCCAAGGCTGACGCTTCGCTGCCCAACTTGCGCAGCGGCGAGGGCTAATGACAATGGGCAAGAGGCCTCGGGAGAAGATCGCAGGATTGGCCCGACGCCCACTTGTGGGTTGCAACGGCTCCCGGAGCATTCCAACGGCGAAATTTTACTTCCTACCCTCGCCCATAGGCTTGGCGCGTTTCCAAGGAAAAAACGTTGACGCAGGTGTTACACGAGAGCAAGGGAGCTCCAGGTGTGCGGCCCTACAATGCCATCCACCTGCAAGCACGCGCGCTTCTGGAAGTCGCGCACTGCCCTATCCGTATCCCACCCAAAGCAGCCATCCACGGCTATCGCGAGCGCCTCTTGCAGTCTTCGCACAGCGGGACCGCTGTCGCCCCAGCGCAGTACGACTGCCGATGGACCGCCGCAGCGGCGCTGGTGCGCAGCCTCGATTCGCGCCGCGTAGCCCGCGACATTGGCGCCGCCGTTGTACCGCGCGGCGAAGCCGCGCCAGTCCCCCGCCCGAAGCGGCGCCGCCAGCCCCCAGCTCCGGATTAGCGCGACTAAGGCCCCGACCTGCGCGCCCTCGTCGTCAGCCATCGCCTCGACCATCGCCGAGGTGGAGGCGTAGCCCGCCGCGCCGGCGTTGAAGCCCATGATCTGAGGCCCACCCCAGCTCGTCGCGCGGAGCGCGTCATCGTGATCCACCGCGAATGCGGCCGCGAACTTCGCCTCGCGCGCCCCCGCCGAGAGCAGCGCGCTGCTCCGCCAGGTCCCGTCCGGCCTGCGGAGCTTGTGCGGCTCGAAGCGCCGCTCGAGCGAGCCGTCGGCGCGGAACGGACCGCCGGAGCATTCGACGTCCCAGACCGCGCGGATCGCCGCGACCGGACAGGCGAGCGCCTCGGCTGCGCGCGCGAAATCCTCCGGCCCCGCGCGCCGCGCGGCACCGATCCAATGGCATGTCATGATGAAACTCCAGGAGAGAGGTCCGCCGGATGCGGGCCGGATGATCAGGTCAGGGAAGGAGAGCGGCGCGAGCCCCGGCCGCTCGCGCGTGCGCTCAAGGCGCGGCGCAGGTCAGAAAGTGCGCCGCGATCCGCACCGCGCCGGCGGCAAAGGCGCCGCCGGCCGCTGTCAGCACCACGGGCGTATCGGCGTAGACCGCGGTCGGCCCGATGACGCCGACATTGGTCGACCCCGCCGCGATCCCGAGCAGGCTCCCGAACTTCGTCGCCTCGCCGGCGATGCCGCAGGAGAAAGACGTCGCGCCGGCGATCGCGGTCGCCACCCGCGTGGTGACGCCGAGCAGGATCGCCCGGTTGGGGATGGTGATCGACGAGGCGACCGAGGCGCCGGAGAGCCCGGAGATTAGCTGCTCGCGCACCGCCATGCCGGTGGTGAATCCGGCCGGGCCCTTGGCGACCTCGACCTCGGCGCCTTGGGCGATGAACCCCATCGCGCTCACGAGGTCGGTCCAGGCCGAGCCGGTCCAGACCAGCGCCAGCGACTCGGCCTCGACCCAGCAGATCCAGCCGGCGCGCGGGAGCAGCCGCACCCAAGTCCCGTCGGACAGCATCGCGACGCTGCCGTCCCAGCCTGCCCAGAACCCCGTCGCTCCGGTCGCTACGAGGTAGCGCGCGCCATCCGGCGGACTGGCCGGTGGCGCCACGCGGTCCCGATCGACGACCGCGAGCTGGACCAGCCCGTCGAGCAGCCGCAGCGCCTCGTTGTGGGTGACGTGCTTTTGCGCCTGCGACGCCGCGAGGTAGGGCAGGAGAAGATGGGTCGAGGTTGCCATGGGAGCCTCTCAGAAGATCAGGGTTTCTCGAGTGGGGGCGCCGCGCCCGGCGACGGGCGCGATTTCGAAGATGGCGACATTGAGCCGATCGCCGGGCCCAAGCGGCGCGCCCCAGTCCGCGATCTGGTCGGCGCCGGTGTAGGTGACGCGGGTCGTTGTGGCGGAGAGAGTCCGCCGCACGGCGGCGCCGTCAAAGATATCGACCTCGTAGGCCTCGGCCTCCTCGCCGAGCGGGACCTCGCCCCGGCCCCAGACATCGGCGGCGGGATCGCGCGACCGCCGGATCCAGTCGATGACGAGGTCGCCGACCGCGCGGCCGCGCCGCCAGGGCTGCGCCACATGAACCCCGGCGAAGGGCTCCGCGCCCACGCCATTCGGCGTGAATGCGACCTGGGCGTAGGAGGCATGGCCGACGCCCTTGCTGACTGGGCCAACGCGCCAGAAGGCGGGAGCGCCGACCGCCTCGGCTGCGATCGGCAGCGCGGTCAGCGCCGCGTCGAGCACGACGACCCGGGCACCGGAGGCGACCACAGAGGCCATCGCTCCCTCGGTGCCGCGCTGGCCGCGCAGCAGCCGGGTCAGCCGGTAGCGACCCGCTGCGATCAGATCCACGGTGCCCGCCTGGACGATCTCCCAGGCGCCGGGCGCGGTCTCGAGCGCGAGCGCGTTGCCACCGGCGAAGAGCGCGGTGTCGGTGATGCTGGTAAGCTCCCCCCAGCCGAGGTCCAGATACAGCGCGTTGGCGCGGTCGAACCGGTGCACCGGGCCGCCATGGAGGTCGAAGGCCAGCGTGCCGATCCGGGCCCTGCGGCCGAGCGTCGTCAGCAGCTCGAATCCCTCGTTGGGATCCTCGCTCCGATAGACCGCGAGTCGCCCCGGCCAGGGATCGGAACCCGCCGCGAGCAGCGGACGGTAGGGTGTGCTCGTCTCTGTGAGCACCGGCAGGTCGAGGAAGACCAGCGTTGGCGCGGGAAACAGCACCGGCCGCGTGAGCTTTGCGCCGCGCGTTGCGAGCGGCGGCAGATCGTACGCGGCGCGGTCCTGGCGGATTGCCTCGATCCGTCGGGCGGCGCCGTCGGTGATCCGGCTGAGCCGCAGCTCGAGGGCGCGGCCGTCGTGGTCTAGCGCCACGACATCGGTCGGATCGAGCGCAAGGCGCGAGGGGGGCAGGGTGAAGCTCGCACTCTCGCGACCAGCCCAGGCTTCGGCGAGCGCGCGGCGGCAGCGACGATCGGCCTCCTCGGGGGAGACCACGATCGGAAACGTCTCGCTGGCGATCCGCGCCGAGTCGACGGTGGCGCGGCGCGCCTCGACCACCACGGCGTCGTATTCCTCGTCGTCGCGGGCGAGCTGCCACTTCAAGGCTTGCGAGAGCTCGCTCTCCTGGCCGCGCACCAGCTCGAGCACCTCGGCGGTCTCGCCGGCGCGGACCAGCTCGTCCGGGGTGATGCGGAGCGCCGGCGCTTGCCCGCGCGAGACGAAACGGAGCACGCCTTCGGACTCGCAGGCGTCGAATCCGAAATGCCGCGCCAGCATCGCGATCGAGGTTCGCGGCGACTCGATGCCGGTGATGACGTAGCCGCGCGCGGCGCCTTTGAGATCGGTGACGTCGAGTCGCGCGTCGGGCAACCCGGCCTCAACGCAGAGTTTTCGAACCAGCGCGCGCAGCGAGGCAGCGCCTAGGCGCCCGGTCAGCCAATGGCCGAGCCGCCAGTTGCCGCCATCGGACCAGACCTCGGTCAGCACTGGGAAATGCGGATACGGGCGCGCGTCCCAGGACCAGACCGCGCTCTCTCCGAGGTCGAGCATGCGGCCGCCGTAAACCGGCGAAACCGGGTTGCGGTCCGGATCGTCCCAGTACCCAAGCACCGCCTCCAGATAGGCCCGCTGGATCGCATCGTCGCGCCAGCCGCGCGAGAAATACGGCACGAAGCTCTCGGACGACTTCGGGTCGACGAAGACGTTCGGCTGGTTGGTGCCCCGGTCGATCGCGGGACAACCCAGCTCGGTGAAGCGGATCGGCTTCGAGCGCGGCAGCCAGGGCGTGGGCGCGCCAGCTTCGACGCCGCCCGGCCGGTCGAAATGCGGGTTCGACCACCAGGCGACCAGATCCTTGGAGCGAAACACCCAAGGCTTGCCGTGCGCGCCGTCGGTGATCGGCTTCCGGATTTGCGCGGCGCGGTCCGAGGCCGAGGCATAGTACCAGTCGAAACCCTCGCCGCCGGCGACATTGCTCCGCAGGTAATCGGCGTCGTAGATCGAGCGCGCGCCGGCCTGGGCGTCGAGATGATTGGGACCGTCGCGCCAGTCTGAGAGCGGCATGTAGTTGTCGATGCCAACGAAGGTGATGTTGGGATCCGCCCAGAGCGGATCGAGATGGAAGTGGACGTCGCCCGAGCCGTCGTCGGGGTGGTGTCCGAAATACTCCGACCAGTCGGCGGCGTAGCTGATCGCGGTGTCCGGCCCGAAAATGCCGCGGGCATCCGCCGCGAGCGCGGACAGCGCGGCCACGGCGGGATAGGTCGCGTCGTCCGAGCGCAGCGTGGTAATGCCGCGCAGTTCGGAGCCAATCAGGAAGGCATCGACGCCGCCGGCCGCCGCGCAGAGATGCGCATAGTGCAGGATCATCCGCGCGTAGCCGGCATCGGCGCCGCCGGTCCAGGCGACGCGCTCGCCCATGACGTCGAAGTCCGACGGCGTTGCCGCGCCGAAGAAGGCGGCGACTTGGGTCGCGGCCACCGGCGTTTGGTCGACCGACCCAGCGTAGCCTGGTGCCGGCGAGCCGGTGATCCGGCCGCGCCAGGGAAAGGCAGGTTGGCCGATCGCGGCGGCATGGTCGGAATACGGATCCGGCAGCGTGTTCCCGGCCGGCACGTCCATCAGCACGAACGGATAAAAGGTGACGCGGAAACCCCTGCGCCGCAGCTCGCGGATGGTCTGGATCACCGAGGTATCCGAGGGCGTGCCGCCATAGACCGGGTTGTCGTCGACGCGGGAAATCAGCCAGGCCTCGGCGCGGGACAGGCCGCTCACCTCCCAGCTTACCGGCGCGGTGTCCCGGGTGGATTGCTCGACCCCCGGCAAGATCGCGCAATGGCCAGCGCGGAGATCGGTGCCGAACCAGCTTACCACCAACGACACGCTCTCGACCTGTGGGGCCAAGGCCTCGAGCTGGTCGAGCGAGATCAGCAGGTCGGCCCGATCCTCGGCGGCGTTGGCGTTGACGGCGCCGCTCTCCGACCGGACGAGCTGGGTGGCATAGGCGAATTCGCCGGTGGCCGGGATCAGCGTCACTGCCCGGACCATGCCCTCGGCGGTGTCCGGGTCGGCGATTGGTGCGAAGACCTCGAAAGTGAGCTGCGGCAGCCGGTTGCCGAACTCGCCGAGCGGCAGATCCTCGAACACAGCGTAGGCGGTGCCGCGATAGGCCGGGGTGGCGTCCGCGCCCATCGCGGCGACGATCGCCGGATCGGGTTCCTGGTCCTCGGAGCCCGGATACCAGCGCCAGGTGAACGCGGTGGTGTCGAGCGGCGCGCCATCGGCCCAGACCCGGCCGATGCCGGTGATTGGTCCGTCGCATACGGCGATCGCGAAGGACGCCGAATAGGCGTATTCCGTCGTCGTGACCCGGCCGCCGCCGCCCTTGCCGCCTTGCGTGGCCTCGCGCGTCTCCTCGCAGAAATCCGTCGCCCAGACGATGTTGCCACCGAACCGCGCGGTGCCGTGGACGCGCGGGATCACCGCGCCCTCGGTCGCCGAGGTGATCCGGGTCGCGTCGAGGCGCGCGCCCTCGTAGCGCTGCCCCGGCTGGAGCGATGCGATCACCCAGGAATCGACCAGGCCGCCGAGGGTCGAGCCGATCATGCCGCCGAGGCTCGCGGCCGAAAGCCCGAGCAGCGAGCCGCCGACGGCGCCGCCAAGCGCGGTGCCGGCGGCGCCGAGAAGAAGTGTCGCCATAGGGTCAGCCTGTGGATTGGGGATAGAGAAAGGCGAAGGCGAGGCGCCGGCGCCAGGCCAGCGTCAGAGCCTGCTCGATGACGCCGAGCCGTTCGCAGGCATGGATGAAAGATGTCGCGCTGGTGAGGATCCCGACATGCCGGGCGACGCCGCCCTCGCGCAGCCGGAACAGCACCACAGCACCTGGCTGGAGCTCGGCCAGCGGGATCTCGAGCATCCGGGCGCGGGCGCCTTCGGCCAGCACCTCGCGCGCGCCAATCTCGCCCCAGCCTCGGCCATAGGGCGGCACGTTACCGGGCTCGGGCCCGACCACGGCGCGCCAGACGCCACGCGCGAGGCCGAGGCAATCGCAGCCGACCCCGCGTACGCTCGCCTGGTCATGATAGGGCGTGCCGAGCCAGGAGCGCGCGGCGGCGACGACCAGTGCGGGATCGGCGGGGATGGCACCATACCCATTCACCGATCCGAGTGTCATAGCGGCTCACCGCTATTGGCGGCGCCCGGCTTCGCATAGCGCAGCACGGTGTCCTGGCCTGGGATATGCGGAAAGCCGCGGAAGTTCGCGATGTTGGCGAACTTCGAAGCGCAGGTCGCGGCGGTCTTGTCGCAGCCGGCGAAGAGGGTGAAGGCGTCGCCAGCGGCGATCCCGCGTACCGGCGCCTCGAGCAGCGTCAGCGTGACGACGACATCCTTCGCATGGAGCATCACCTCGGCTACGCGGCCGGCGTTGGCGCCGGCGGTCCAAGTGAGGAGGCCGTTCGCGAACCAGCCTTCGGCGAAGGCGCCGAGGCCCCCGGTGATGAAGGCGCGATCGCCGAGGGTGTCGATGACCGCGCCGGCGCCGGCGTAGGCGGGCGTCGCGAGGTCGACGCGACAGCGGTCGTCGCCGAGTGCGCGGTCGCAGGCGTACTGGAACGAGCGGCCGACCGGCTGGTCGAGCAGGTGAGAAAGCGAGCGCATCTCGGCGGTGAAGGCGGTCCGGCCCCGGCGGATCTCGCCGATGACGCCGCGCCGCATCAGCACGCGCTCATCCGTATCGCGCCAGTTGACGCGCCAGACCTCGACCTCGGCCCCGTCGTAGCACCCGTCGATGATGTCGGTCTCGGTGATGCGGTCGGACGACAGCACGCCTTCGGCATCCTGCGCGTCGACGCCGAGATCGGAACCGGCGCGGATCTCCGAGGCGGTGAAGCCGCCGGAGGGTTCGAAGTCGGTGCCGGCGAAGGCGAGCGTGCGGTCGTGGTCGGTGAAGCCGAGGGAGACGCCGTCGCGCCGGATGAGCTTCCAGCACCAGCAGAGCGTGGTCGCGCCGCTCTCAAGATGCGCGGCGAGGCCGGGCGGGAGCGTCTTCATCGCCGCACCTCTATGAGCGGGATGGAGCTGATCGAGCCGAGCCGCTCGATATTGAGCGTCACGTCGAGCTGGTCGGTGTCGAACCGGACCGGCACGTCGAACTGGAAGCCGGCGGTGATCGCGACGCCGGGGGCGGGGGCGGCGTCGAAGGTGACGATGCCGGTCGCGACCTCGAGGCTCCAGCCGGTGAGCTGCTCGACGCCTTCGACCGCGATCCGCGTCGTGCCCGAGACGGGCTTCTGGATGGTCCGCGTCCAGCTGTGTGGGCCGGAGCGGTAGTATTTGACGAGCTGGAAGGTCGCGATCGCGCCGTCCCCGAGCCCAAGCGGCTGGTCGGTCGGCTCGGTCACCGCCAGCGGCGCGCCGGATTTGTAGTCGGCCCAGTCCTTGAAGCGGAAGCCGTGCAGCTGGCCGCCGCGCGCCTCGAAGAAGGCGACGACGCGGGCGAGATCGTCGGCGTCGCGGATGCCGTAGGCGACGTCGTAGACCCGGCGCGAATTCGCCCAAGGTGAATTGCGCTCCTCGTCGCCCGAGGAGAGCTCGACGATCTCGGTGAGCCGCCTCGGCCCGCCGCGCGCACCCCGGCTGATGTTGTCCGGAAACCGAATCTCGTGGAATGCCATCAGATGCCCCTTCGTCCCATGGCGATCGCGCGCGAAAGATCCGCGGCGATCTGCGTGCGCGACTGGCGGAAACTCCGCGCGTCACGTACGCCGTTGAAGTTGATGACCGTCGGGCCGGTCCCGAAGCGGCCGGCCTCGTAGTCGCTGGTCTCGCGCGGGTTCAGCACCCGCTCGCCGCGTCGCAGGATCGCCGCGTATTCATCGGCCCGGAGCGCGCCCATGCCGTCGTGCAGCCGAGGCGCGGTGACGAACGCCGCCGCGCTGACCAGGCGCATGGGGCCGGACCCAGCTGGCCCGCCCGCGTGTTGCACGAAGGCGGACTGGAGCGCTGTGCCGAAGGATCCGCTGAGCGCGCCTTGAAGCGCGTTGGTGAGCGGCCCCATCAGGTAGGCGCGCATACCGATCCGGGCGAAGTCGCCGAGGATCGATGTGGCGAGGCTCGCAATGTCGAGCTTCCCCGTGGTCACGAAATCACCCAGCGCGTCCTCGGCCGAGCGAAAGGCGCCGACCAGCGCGTCGCCGATCTGGGTTCCGAGATCCGTGGCGTCCTCGGCGGCGTTGGCGAGCGCCGCCTTGATCGCATCGAGCAGCCCGAGCGCCTCGTCTTCCTTGGACTCGGCGGACGCCCCTGGCGAACCGCCGGAGCCACCGCCACCGGCGGCACCACCACCGGTGCCCGACGCGTCCCCGGCCGTGCGGCGCGCGGCGTTCGCCTGCGCACGTTCGGAGATCGCGCCGAAGAGCTCCCCCATCGGGTCGGCGTTCCAGATCTCCGCCGCGCGGGCGCCGAAGCCGGACCAGTCGCCGCGCGCCCCGGCGAGCGCCGCGCCGCTGGTCCCGGCGGCGTCGCTGCTCCGGGCATTGAGACCCGCCAGCGCGCTGGTTATGCCCTCGGGCGCGGCGAGATCGGTGCCGAAGACCGCGTTGAGGCCCGAGGCCACGCCACCGAGGAAGCTCTCGACGCCGGACATCATGCCGGCGAGCGCCCAGAACACGATGCTCCGCGCGCCTTCCCAAGCCGCCTCGAACAGCTTCGGGATCGCCTCGACGGCGGTGCCGATTGCCAGCACCGAGACCCGGATCGCGTTGATCAGCGTATTACCGAGCCGCGCGACCCCGGCGGTGACCGCGTCCCAGGCCGCCGCGAACCAGGGCGCGATGGCGTCGATCGCGGGCTTTATCCAGGTGGCGATCCCCTCGGCGGCGAGCTGCCAGACCGCGAGCGCGGTATCGCCAAAGGTGACGGTGGTGCGCGCCGTCTCGTTGATCTCGTGCGTCATGCCGGCGATCGCGGCGGTGCCGGCGACGATCGCCGCCGTGACCAGCGGGTAGCGCGCGGCCACGCTCCCGACCATCTGGCCGACCTGCTTGAGCGCCGCGCCGGCGCCGCCTTGGCCATTTCCGTAGATCTGCGCGATCTGCGTGCCCTGCTGGACGAGCACCAGGAACGGGTTCTGGCCCGAGGCGAGCGAGACGCCGACGTCGTTGATTTGATAGCCGAGCTGGACCATCTGGAACCGCGCGCGCCCGGTGCTCTTCTCGAGGGCCTCGTAGTCTCGACCGCGACCTTTCAGCGCGCCGATCTCGGCGAGCGAGGCCTGGCGCAGGCGGGACAGCGCCGCCGAGTACTCCGTGGCCGAGATCGCGCCGGCGGCGTGCGCTTGGCGCAGCTCGCCGAGTTCGGCGCGATAGGTCGAGATCGCGGCGTAGATCGGATTGTACTTGGCTCGGGTCGCGTCGAGCGCCCGGCCATAGGCTTCGATATCCTCGCGCGAGCGCGCGACGCCGCGTGAGACACCGGTCGCGGCGTCGACCCGCGCGAGCACCGACGCGCCGGTGCCGCCGACCGCGCGCAGGCTGTTCGCCGCCTCCGCCGCGCGGGCCGAAAGCGTCGTCAGCCGCGCCATCAGCGCCTCGGCGGCGGAATCGGTCGCGGCGAGACCGCGGCTCGCCGCCGGCGCGCCACCCTCGATCACCGACAGCGCGCGCTTGCCCTCGGTGCCGATCGCGCGCAGCTCGGCCTTCAAGCGGTCGCCACCCACGGCGGCGACGCGGAGCGATACCTTGCGCTCAGACATGACGCCTCCAATCGCACTCACTCATGGCGGCGCGCCTCCAGCTGTTCGTTGATGCGTCGGATCGCGACCGCCTCGATCGCGGGGATCAGTTCGGCGACGACGAAGCTGTTCAGGCCGCGCGCCCGGGCGAGGGCGAGCGCGGCGCCGAGGTCCCAGCCGAGCACGGAGCCGAAGCCGCCGCGCAGCTGGCCGGTCATCGCGCAGGCGAGATCCCAAGCCTCGGCGCCGTCTAGCGTTCGGGGCTGGTGGATTCGCGCGGGGCACGCTTCGCAGGGCCCCGGGCAGGCCGCGCAATAGTCCGCGCCGCCGCCGAAGTGCCAGTCGGCGAGGGCGCGGAGGCGTTTTTTTCGTCTGCCAGCAGCAGGCCGGCGGCGACATGTTCGAGCTGGAAGGCCTGGAACACCGGGAAGACCTCGAGCGCGGCGGCGATCGTCTCCGGCGTGACCAGAGCCGGCGCGCCAGCTTCGTCGGCGACACCCTCCCAGTCGAGGATGGTGAGCGCGCCGATCTCCTTCGCCATCGTGAGCGAGACCTCGGTCTCGGACGGCGCGCCGCCGTCGGCGTAGAGCCCGCGCACCGCCTCGGAGTCGCGCGCGAGCCCCATCACAGTCGAGGAGCAGGGCGCGACGCGGAAGCGCACGCCGGGCACGATGTCGAGCCAGCGTGGCGCGGCCTTCAGGTTCAATCGCAGCATCAGGGATCTCCAGATTAGGGGATGGCGTAGGAGGCGAGGTCGTTGACGAGGGTCACGGTGGCCATCCGCGCGGGTGCCTCCGGCATGACCGCTGCGGCGCTGGCGGCCTGCCAGGCGAAAGAGGCCTGGACGCCGGCCGGGCCTTCAAGCGACACCTTCGGCTTCGGCAGGTAGACCGCGTGCGCGACGAGCGAGAACCGCGGACCGGCGTCGAGCGCGTAGGAGAATTCGAGCTCGCAGGGCTCGCCTGCGACCGCCTGGTCGATCAGGGTGGTGTCGGCGAAGCGGACGTTGATCGTGCCGCTCAGGGCCGCGACCGAGGGGTCAGCGCCGTCGATCTTGCCATCGTCGCGAATGGTCTCGATGCGGTCGAGGTTGTTGGCATAGGTGACCTCGGCCGAGGTGATGTTGCCGAGCCGCGTCCCGTTGCGCCGCACCGCGCCGTTGAAGGCGCCGAAGCGCCGGAGCGCCATCTCCGCCGGTGCTCCGACTGCGCTGACGGACGCCGTGGTCTCGCCCTGGGCGATCACGTTGACCGTCGCGGTGATCAGCCCGGAGCGGTTCATCGTCCAGGCGATCGAGTTGGCGACGCAGCCGGTGTTGAGCCCGTACCAGGGCAAGTCGGGCATGCCGATCTCGGCCGAGAAGCTCGGCAGCGTCCAGGCGCCAGAGCGGAACTCGTGGCTGAAATCATCGCCGACCGCCGTGGTGACCGGAGGGCCGAACAGCGCGGTCAGCCAGATGCCGAGAAAGCGCGCGTCGATCGGCACCACGATGTCGCCCTCGGCAGTGACCGCGTCCCGGACGGGGGCAAGCGGGTCGCGGCCGTAGCCGAGCAGGTCGGAAGCGATGAGCGGTTGTTCGGCACCGAGACCGGAGCCGACGAAGGGCATGCGCCAGAATTGCCCGGGGGCCGGCGGGACGCCGTAGACGGGCTCGAAGCCGAGCGCCATCCGCGCCCGCGCGCCTTGTGCGCGTGCCATGGGAGACTCCTTGTTGAGTTGAGGGATTGGGCCCAGTCAAAGAACGCGAAGCGGGAGCTACGCGAGCGGGTCAGGCGCGTCGTAGGCGAGCAGGATCGGGATGACCCCGGCCTTCACGCCCGGGATGCCCTCGGCGGAAAGCTCGACTGGAGCCGGGCTTTCGCCGAGCACATGATCGACCGCGCCGCCGAGCGTGCGGTCCTGCGCGAGCGCCGCGCCGACGGCGAGCTTGATCGCATCGAAGCGCGCGTCGCGGAGTTCGGCGGTGGCGAGATCGACGTAGACCTCGGCCTCGGCGCGATGCTCGTAAGCCCAGGTCGCGGGCGAATGCAGGAACTCGGGCTCGCCCGGCTCGCCGTCGCGCAGGATCAGGAGGCCACCCGCCGGGATCTCGAGCGGCACCGCCTCGTTGCGGACGACCGCGACGCCCGGGAGATGCGCCGCGAGCGTGGCGAACAGAGCGCGCAGCGCCTGCTCGGATCGGCTCTCCGGCATCAGGCGCCCTCCTGGTTCCAATGCGCGAGGATCGCCCGCGCAAGGTTTTCCGAGGCGCCGCGCGCGGACCGATCGAGATCGAGCCGCTTGCGGAGCCTCGCGCGCGGCAGCATCAGGAACACCGGAACGGTGGCGGCGCCGGTCAGCATGCCGTCCTTGCGCCGCCGCCCACGCTTCTGGAGCGCCGAGCCGTCCTTATTGAGCCGCGCGTCATCGGCGACGAGCAGCGACGGGCGGCCGCGCCGGAAGACGAAGCGCAGCCGGATCCCGGTGCGTTGCTCCCAGATGCCGGGCGTGAGCCGTCCGCGCCGTCCATTGCCCGCGACCGGTCCGGCGGCGGGCAGCGGGATCGCGAGCCAGAAGCCGAGCTGGCTCCGGATCAGCGCGCCGCGATCGAAGGCATCGATCACATCGGCGGCGCTCGCGGTCGGCTTGCGGTTCGGCTGGGCGTAGACCAGCGCGGCGGCGCCGAGCGACTTGCCACCGGCCGGATAGCCCCGGAGCCGGACCGCGTTCGCCAGCCGCCGCCCGAGCCCGGCGCTGGTCACCGCGCCGCGCCAGGCCGTTTTCACCGATGCGCCGACCTCTCGGACGCCGGCGGTGACCGCCGCCTCGGCGGCGCGGATCTCCGTCTCGGCGATCTCGGCGAGCGACCCATCGATCTCGACGATGAGCCTCACCGGACCCGCGCCTCGGCGCGCCAGGTGAGCGCGAGATCGTCACGCTTCGGCGCGCCCGTCACCTCGAGCACCGCGCCGTCTTCGAGCGCGAACGTGTCGCCCCGCGCCAGCGTCGGCGCCTCCGCGACGCGCACGTCGATCAGCACCGCGCCGACGACGAGGCGGGTCTCGCGCCAGTCCAGGTCGCGATCCGGCTCGGCCGTGAGGATCCGCACCGCGACGCCGGCGCCGGAACCGCTGGCGCGCCACACCGCGTCGCGCGCGAGGTTTGGATCCTGGAACAGCAAGTCGTTGGCATCGACAAATGCGGACATCGGCGGACCTCAGTTCGAGGATATCAGGCGGATCGCGAGGCGCGGCCGCTTGTTGACCGGCAGGATGTTGGATTCGGTCATTAGGTCGATCCAGCGGCCCTTCGGCTCGGTCATCTGCCGGGCGTAGATCGGCTGACCGAGGGTGTTCGCGGTCTCGAGCAGGTTCGCCGGGGCGCCATAGGTCCGGAATGTGTCCATGGTGCCGAGCGGGAAGGCGATGCCTTCGCCGGCCGGGATCAGCCGCTCGGTGGTGCCGCCGAACAACGTCACCGCGCCCCGGTATTCCTCGAATAGGATGCCCGAGAACGGGAAGGCACGGCGCATGTCCTCGCGGAGCGGATTGCCGTTCGCCGAGGTAAAGTACTTGTAGGCCTCCTCGACCTTCGGGTGGGCGATGAGCTTGTCGAAGAACTCGGGGCTGACCAGCGCGAGCACGCTCGTCGCACTTTCGCCCTTCAGCTCGTCCTCGATGTCGCGGGTGACCTCGCGGCATTTGCCCTGGACGTTGGTGGCGGCGGTGCCGAACACGAAGTCGACGCTGATCTGGGCGAGGCCGAACTCGGTGAAATAGTTGTAGAGCGTCGCCCCGGCGCCGTCCTTGACGATGCCCCGGAGCGCGTTCACCTCCATGTATTCCCGCGTCTGGGCGTGCTTGCGCCGCATCAGCGTGAGCTTGCGGGTCATCACAGCCGCCAGCGTGTCGGGCTCGTTCGATCCGAGCGCCGGCTGGCCCTGGATGTCGCCGGCGGTGATCGCGTCGTCATGCGGCACATGCGGAAGGGCGAAGGAGCGCAGCGAGCGGCGCTCGCGGCCGCCGACGGTCGACGGCGCGCCCCAGGGCACCGAGGGGAGCAGCGAAAGCACGCCCTCGAACTGCTCGATGATCACCGAGCGCTGGGTGACGCCCTCGAACTCGAAGAGCCCAAGCTGGCCGAGCCGGGTGTAGAGATTGGGAAGGATGTTGATCGCCTCGGTCATCTCGGCGAGCGAATACCCGCCCGCGTCGAACGGATTGCGAATGACGCCGGTCATTGTCTGCTCCTGGAATAGGGGATGGGGCGCGGCCTTGGCCGCTGGGTCAGGCGGTGGCGCGGGCCACGATGCCGAGCGTGGTGAGCTGGGCGATCTTCGTGGCCCGCGCAGGCGCCGTGACGACGCTGGCGTGGTAGACGAGCGCGTCCGTCGCGACGATCGCCGGGCCGCGCTTCACCACCACGCCGGCGCGGTCTCCGGATGTGGCGTCGACCGCGTCGATCAGCACGGCAGCCGCCTCCTCGGCGCCCACGAGGCCCGCGGTCTCCGCCGCCGGGGAGAGCGCGTATTTGCCGGTGGCGGTGATCTGGCCGAGCACGGAGCCGAGGTCGTAGTCGGCGCCCGCGAGCAGCGTGACGACCTCGCGGGTATAGTTCTTGTCGAGGTCGAACTTCAGCAGGTCGCCCTCGGTTGGTCCCTTCAGCAGGGGTGCCATGGTTCAGTCCTTTCGGAGGATGGGAAGATCAGCGCCGCGCGGCGGCGGATTTGCGCGCGGCGGCGACGATGGGGCTTTCCGCCGCGACGCGGACCGGGTGGGCGGTGCTAACGGCGGCCTCCTCCGAGCGCGCCGCGAGGCGCGACATGACGCTGGCGCGCAGCGCATCCGCCGAGGTGCCATTCCGGATCGCTCCCGCCAGGTCGATGGTGACGCCGAGCGCGCTCGCCTGCGCCGCCACCTCGGCCAGCGCCGTCGCCTGCGCGACCGGGATGGTCGCCGCCCCGCTCGCGGCTTCGCTCGCCGCGAGCGGGGGCGGCGGCGTGTCCTCGCGCTGTTCTTCCGCAGTAGGGGTGGGGGCTGGCGGCTCGATGTCCGGCGCCGGCTCGGCGTCGGAACTGGTCTGGCTCGACATTGTCGTCTCCTTTTCTTTGGCGCCGGCCGGAGCGCCGTTGCTGGTGATCGTCGCGCGGCCGTTGACCTCCGCCACGAAGGCGGCGAAGGCCGCGCGCGGATCGGCGACCTCGTCGGCGAGCCCGGCCGCGACCGCCTCCGCGCCACCGAGGCAGGCCGCCTCGGTCGCAAGCGCCGCGCGCGCGGTGAGGCGCTCGCCCCGGCCGGCGGCGACGGTCTCGGCGAAGATCGCGCGCAAGGTGTCAACCCGGGCCTGCCAATCGGCGCGAACCTCATCTGGTAGCGGGCCATAGGGATGGCCATCGGTCTTGCGCGCGCCGGACTGGATCAGCGTCACCGCGATCCCATCCATCTCGAGCGCCGCGCCGTAATCGACATGCATGGTCAAGACGCCGATCGAGCCGACCTCGCCGGTGCGCGGCAGGATGATCCGATCTGCCTGCGATGCGATCGCATAGCCGCCCGAAAGCGCGCTCTCGGCGACGAAGGCCTGGATCGGCTTCTCGGCCCGCGCGGCGCGGATCTGGTCGGCGAGATCGAAGCAACCCGCCGCCTCGCCGCCGAAGCTGTCGATCTCCAGCGCGATGCCGAGCACGCTCGCATCGGTCCGCGCCGCGTCGATCGCCTCGCGCAGCCGCTCGTAGGAAGTGACGCCGGAGCCTTCGAGCCACGACCCGCGATGCACCAGCGAGCCAGTGACCTCGATCAGCGCCACGCCGTCGATCACCGGATAGAGCCGGTCGCCGCGCGCGAGGCGCCGCCGGCCGGACCCGCCGTCGATCACCGAGACGCGCGGGCCGGTGCGCGCCGCCCGCGCGATGCGCTCCTCAGGCGCCTCGCTGGCGGGCAGAACGAGCCTACCGCCGAGCACCCGCGCGCCGAGGCCGGCGAGGAAGGCCTGCGCCTTCGAAGGATCGAACAGCAGTGGCGTGTTGAACGCGCGCTGCGCGATCCGAAGATGAGCGCTCATGCCGCCTCGCTTTCGGGAGGCGCGTCCTCCCGGGTGTCTTCTCTGCTCTGGTCGTCCTCGGACGCCGCGCCTTCTCCCTCTAATGACGCGGCGTCCTCACGACCTCCCGCCGGCGCGGCGCCGGCGGACCCGCGCGCGAACGCCAGGCCGAGCCGCTTCTCGCGCGCCCGGTCAGCGGCGATCTGGTTGTCGGTCTCCTCGGCGTCGTAGCCGCGCTCCGAGATCGCCTGGGAACGCGACTTCAGCCCGGCCTCGATCTGCAGGATCTCGGCGTTGATGTCCTTCTGCGGATCGACCCAGTCCCAGCGCGGCGGCAGCCAGGCGCAGGCGAGGTA